GTTACGAACAAGTACCGTCCCCTATACAAAAATAGAGATCCCCGTCTAATGACCCTTGCCTTAGCAAACAGATTTGCGCCAGTAGAGGAGGAAGAGGGCCGCTGTGCGCTGCTGGTGCGTAAACATATTTGTAGTTCCCAATACTGCATCAATCCAGATCACTACTACTTTGGAACCGCCAAGGACGTGAAACTGGAGCAAGCCAAACGCAAAGGACGGAACATCAGCCCAGATGTCTTGGCAGAAATACGGAGTCGTCGTGAGTCCAATAAGACTAAGTGGACCTATGAAAAACTAGGCGAATTTTTCAAACTCCCCTACCATGTTGTAAGAAGAATCTGCTTAGAAGGCGCTTACACCAATGACTTCTGACTCCAGTTCAAACCTCTCAGATAACCTGGAGTCAATCCTGTCTCCTGCAGGGAACTATCGAGAACAACTTCTTAAAGCACACGCTCAAAACAAAGGTAAGCACTGCCTGTGGCACCGTCGCGGTGTCGAAGGACATGCAGATAACTTTGGGCTCCAGCAAGAATGCCGTGACTGCATGGCTGCTATTGAAGAAGGCAGATGCACAATTGATGTAACTAACTTTGATCTGGATGTTTATTGGACCGTCCGAAATTTCTGGTTAAAAGTTGACATTAAAGATCCAAACGAATGCTGGAATTGGATGGGAGCAACCCGTCGCAATAACACAGAGACAGTAGCCTATATGCCGAGTCCCTTTCATTCAGCTAAAACGCAATCCGCACATCGCGTAGCTTTTTGGTTAAGTCGTGGTTATACCGGTAAACATAAGATCAGCCACAAAGAAGGTTGCAGTGTTCTTTGCTGTAATCCTCTCCATTTAACAATAAAGGAGTTAGGATCAAAAGCTCAGCCCACCAAGATCGAAACGATCAATTTGAATTATGGCAACATCTTTGAACGTGCAAAAACCTCTGTACAAGAGGAGTGAAGTTTTTCCTAGTAACTACCACTTAAAGGAAAAGCAGTATGCAGCCTTTATTTATGTAGAAGGGGCTTACCAAGTAAGTGAGTGGTTTGATACTGAAGACGAAGCTCAACTAGAGTTACGTTGCATGGAAAAGCGTATTAGTTATGAAGTAATTGAAACTATTGAAGGAGAAGGTTTCTATCCAGAACGCGCTAGAATCATGGAAGAAAAGTATCAAGCCAGTGGACGTACAAATGGTTTGTACACTGGTTTAAATATGAAAGATGTCCAGGTTTTTAGCAACTCTTCCAGTTAACACAGGTCTTTATAACTTAGGTAGTGTAGAAGCTTACCCAACAGGGGGTACTGGTCCTACTGCTTATGGCCCCACGTCATACTATGGCAGCGATCCTTTACCTCCTAAGTTGGGAGATTCAGTAAACAATCCTATTAATCTAGGAACTTTAAATGCTATTTATAAAACACTGACAATTAGCAATACGCATGGAGGTCTAAGTAGACAGCAAACAACATTCTATTCTTTTAAGTTATTGCGTTCTCGTTCTATTAAAGTTACGCAAAACTATAGTCAGTTTGCAACTACTCAACAGACTAACAAGAACACATTAATCGCCTTCTATAAAATTGAAGATGGTACACACAGACGTGAGTTACCTGTTAATAACTTAGGTTATGTTGTTGACGAAGCGTCTATTGAAGACGGAGATCAAGACAATCCTGTAAAAAGTTCTGATTTTCCCTCTGGTCTTCTTACTCCAGGAGATTATGTTTTTCTAATCACAAATGATATTCGTTATTTAGAAACTACTTACTCTATTACACTAGAAAGTTTTCTTAACGACTGGCGCTATGTCTATGAGAGCATAGATGACAGTTTAGATTTTGGTTCAATTACGGAAACGGCTGAAACAAGCATTGACTTTGGTTTAATCGTTGATTGATTTCAATAAAAAACCTGCTAACCTTAGTAACAGTTAGCAGGTCTTCTAGTGAAAACTATTTCATTTAAGGATTTTGAGACTCACTTTGATGACTTTATTGACGATGTAGTTGAAAACGGAAGGCACTATTGCATTCAATTGGAAAACGGCAAAGCAGTTATGCTTCTTCCCTATACAGAATATGAATGTTTAGTTGATACCTATAAAGAGTGGATCAGTTTAAACGACTTAAAAGAAGTTTGAAATAATATTAGTCAGGATAACCATAGTAAGGTCTGCCACTTCTATAGTAAACTCCAGGTTGATTACGTAAATAAGGTGAAAAAACAGGTTTATTTACTTTTTCAGTTAAATCTTTTACCTGCTGAGCAAGATTTTCGTTAGTCTTTTTCTGCTCTTCATATTGACTACGATAATTAACTTCGTTAGGAGACTTAAAGAAAGACTCGTCTTTTGGAATTAAATGAGTAGCACTATAACCAATATCTAAATTCGGTGTTATAACAACGTTTTCACCAGTATCTTGTTTGCGCTCCATAAGAGGATCATAAAGAGGAGCTTTACCGTACATACCAAGAATACGGTTGGTTGTCTGTTGTGAAAGTGCACGAGACTCTAAAGCACGCGCTTTTTCTACATCAGCAACATTTGCTAAACGGTTTAAAAATTCTGGACTCAAATAGTCCTGTATGATAGTCGGATCTTTACCTTGAATTTGAGTGACTTGAGTTTGTTTTGTTGTAGGTGCGCTGCCACCACCACCTGAACTCATGATCTTTACTTAAACTTGACTTCTATACTTACTCTATCTGAAACAAACTTATAAACATGGGGCGCTACCTGGAGTCCACTGATCAGGACAGCAACAACCAAGATCAACTCAGCATAGGTAATAGGTCGTTTCATAATAAAAGTCCGTTTGTTGAAGATTTTAAAGAGCTTCTCAGCTTAATGTCCACTAAAACGATGTTATCATTGATGTCAACCCAGCAAAAAAACTTGGCTAACGCTCTGTGGACTGCTGAAAACTTTGGTGGCAAGCCGTTACCTGGTCAGCTTAAGGATACCTATCCTAAACGCGATTACTACGAGTTGGTTCTTTTGATAGAACATCAGCGCCAGTGGGAAGAAAAACAACGCTATTGTCAGCAAGCAAAAAATTGTTAGGCTGTACACAAGATAAATCCTATGAATGAGCTACCGCTTTATTGATCTAGATATTGACTCTGTAACGACAGAGAATTATAAAGAGATCTTAAAACCTTCTTTAGCGCAACAGGTCTTACCATTTCTTCCTCCTGAAGGAAGTTTTGAGACGTCTGATCTTCAGCGGTATTTAGAACTGGTTAAAAGCTATGAGGTTGCTACAACTGATTTAATTCATGGGTTGTCATTAGCTGATCAAATTCGCATTACCTTTATCGATATGAAAGCAGCAACCATTTGTGAGAAGTTTCCCGACATTGACTTAGCAACAAAACGACGGTATCGTTGTGTAGCTGAATACCTGATTCGCCAAGGCGAACTTACAAAACTCAAAGACGAGAAAGGTAAGCTCCTTAAAAAACTTGGCAACATGGGGAAGATGGTAGTCATCTACGAACCTCTACCCAAAATTTGCAAAACCCTACAACAGACTGGTCTCGGACAGTTTATTAGAAATGAACAACAGGCGTCAAAAGTTAGTGAACGGACTTCTTTCCAGTGCCAAAACTGGTGGGGAGAAGAAGATGGCTCAATTGGTGATTGAAAGAATTTGCGCGGACATGTGCGATTTTTTTGAGAAGTTCTATTACAACGAAGGCCCTGGTGCTGTTGTTTACGTACCGGATGCAGAAGATCCTAAAAACAGCATGTTTTATCTTCCTGTTGCTGCATTGATTCAAGCACAATCAGATTTTAACTCCAGGGAGATGGAAGGTCCTGCAAGTGTTATGCAGAAGGCTATTGCTCGTGCAGAATCTGTAGATCCAACAAAGCAAGGACTTTTTATCATTCAAGATAAGAATCAAATGTCATTGATTTGTTACGAGCGGGATCAACCACTTCCCTTTGAAGACGTAGCAACTGATGAGTAAAATCAAACGGAGTGCAAGGCATTTTGAAAGTGCTTGTCGAATCTATCGTTTGGAAGATGATTGGTGCACTCCTGCTGAATACTTGCCACTCATTTATCATGTTCTAGATTACATTGACCTGGATCCTGGTAGTACAGAACATGCAAACAAAGAGTTTCTCCAGGCAGAAAAAATTTTTACAAAGCATGATGATGCATTAAACCAGCAAGAGCCGTGGAAAGGAAACGTATATTGTTTCCCACCAACTTATGGACGCTGCTCTTTCAGCCGCGCCAGGCAGACCTGGAGGTGGTCTCTACGGGGCGGTGGTCCCGGTTCATCTAGTCCAGCACGCGCTTGGTTTGACCGTCTTGAGAGGGACTGGAAGCTGGGGTATGTGAACTCAGCTTTATTTTTTACTACTACAACAGAGATTATGAGAACAATTCCTAGTCTCTGGAGTTATCCTATTTGCATACCATCTAAACGTCCTGCACTTGTACACGGACGTAACTTCTACCTGTATGAGAACTTTCCTAAGTGGGGGTTTTTTGTATTTTTGCCACCACGGGAATTAGGTTTTAATCACACACAAAAATTCCAAGAAGCCTTTTCAACGATTGGAAATCTTGTGATGTGAATTAAGACGGCTTAGTGCGGAAGGTATTACGATAAACAATCCGCCCATCAGTATTGCCGATACTGGCAGAACCACGTGGGGCAGCAGGGAGCGCACCCACAGGAATGGTTCCACTTTGAGCAGCAAAGACAAACCGATCATCTTGTTTACGTTCTTCTGTAGTTGGGAATCGGCCAGCAATAGTACGTGCTTTTATGTAGTCTTGTAAAAAACGACGCCCTGAAACATCATCAGATACCCCTTGGGCTTGTAAGTACCGATTATCAACGGTATAAGATTGACTCTTTGCCACTGTCATCTTAATATTCTGACAGCACTTAATGTTTATTTTGAGCGATCAAGTTAACCATCCCGATCACTATACGCAAGGCGGAATTGAGTGCATTGAAGCAATGGAAGCTGCAATGAGCAGTGAAGGCTTCCGTGGCTACTGCAAAGGAAACATTATCAAATACTTGTGGCGATACGAATCAAAAGGTAATCCAATCCAGGATTTACTTAAAGCCCAATGGTATTTAGAACGCTTAATTAAACATCATGAAGCAGAATCCTGATGCTGAGATTTACCACTCAATTCCAACTCTGTCTCCAGAGGAATCAGACTACTTGCGTACCTTAGAGTTTCTAGATCTTTTAGATCAGCTTCAGGGAAAGCAGACCGCGATCCCGTACAGTGATAAGGCTCAGTCCACATCGTAAAAAATTTATCAATAACTTTTCCATTAGGATCTGCTTTCATCAGTTCCTTTTCTAAAAACTCAATGGCTTTTACCTGTTGAGGAGAGCCATTAAAACTAGTAGCAATATTCAAAAGACAACGTGGTGCTCTGCATTTATGTTCTACTAGTAGAGGAACTTCTTTATCAGATTGTAAATATAGATCTAATTCGGCTCTTCTCCTCTCTACTAATCTTGGATTTGAAAGGTAGTTTTTCTTTATAAATGGAGACCATTCTTTGATGACCTCTGTTTTAGAAGCACGAGAATTAATTAACTCTAATAATTTACAGTCTTTAAATTGAATAATTCCTATACTTTGTGCATAGCTAAGAACAGCAGCCTTTTTCTTTTCATTTAAAGGCATATAAACAACATCTTCTACCCGTGTTGAGAATGTCTCCAGGTCTTCCCAAAGTTGGTTTTCAACTTGTTCTCTACTAGCTCTTGTAAACGGTAGAATGCCACGTCCTTTTAAACGCAAACTACCGTACCCGATTAACCAGGGACCTTCTTCTTTGTGGAACTTATACGATGCGTATTCTTCAAAACCTACATGAATACGACACGGCGTATATTTCCGTACCAATTCA